CCGGAGGGGCTCTCGGTCACGGCGGTCAGGCCATTCCAGGCCACGCCCTTGTCGTAAGCGCCGGTGTTGTTCATGGGATACAGGACACCCAGCTTGGTGCCCATCTCGTAAAACTTTTCGCCGACAGCGTCCCAAATCAGTCTGGACATATATTTCCTCCTTAGATGTAGATCGTAAAAACGGTGTGGTATAATCCGTCCGAAACAAAAGAGCGGTCGTAGGTGCATTTTGGCAACACACTTACGGCCGCTTTGATCTTGCTGTCAGGGTCTTTGTCCATCACAGTCACCGTGTAGAACGGATGCTGGATATAGACCCTGTTGTTTGCATGGTTGTTCCGGATCTTGGTTTCGCTGTACACGATGCAGGGATACTGGAGCTGGAATCCCGCTTTCGGCTGAAAATAGAGGTGGATCGACTTTCCGTTCTCCTTCAGCACTTCGCGCAGGAGCGTGTCAACCTTCAGCCGTGCTTCCATTCCAGAGCCCTCCCAAAGTCAGGATCAGGCGCGGGTATTGTACCTTCACGCCGGTCACCTGCCATTTCTGTCCCATAAACACCGCATACCGGAGATCGTAGAGATGGTCGTTTGCAAACGGGTCCGCCAGAACGCTCAACTGGTTTCCAACCGTGATGTCGGGGTTCGCCTTGTCCCCCATCTGCATCTGCCGTCCAAACTCCAGCACGTCCCCGTAATAGGTGCGTTCCGTCATCTTCTCGGTAAATACGCTGGGGGCGGTCTCCTCCACCTCATCTGCAAATCCCAGCTTCCCGCAGTATCTCATCTCTTCTCACTCCATTTTGATTTGTTGTGGCTAACCTTGAAACCTGAAAAGATCAGGCCTCGTCCGCAGCCATGGTGCAGGTGATGGCGGTGGTGCCGTCGGTCACAACCACACCGGCAGCCATCAGGGCAACAGGCAGGTAGGTCTTGTCGGCAGCCACCACGATCAGACGGCCCAACTTAAAGGCCTTCTCCACGTCAGCCTTCTTGGCCTGAACCTTGTGGGCCTCGTCCTCGTACAGCTTCTTGTCGGTGTGCAGGTAGGCAACGTAGTTTGCCACGTGCAGGTCATAACCGGTCTCGTAGATGGTGTTCAGCATAGTTCTATCCTTTCTCTTTAAGCAGCCCACTCAACAGCCATGGCGCTGAACGGGGTGGTCAGAGCGCCGGAGCAGCGGGTCTCGATCAGGTACTTCTGGGCGTTGAAGTCGATGTCGAAGTCGTCGAACATGGAAACAGCGCCGCCCTTGTCTGCGCCAACGGTGTAGTCAGCCAGGTTCACGATCAGGCAGACCAGGTCACCGCCCTTGGCACCCTTGCGGCCCTCCATCTCGGGGATGGTCACAATGTTCTTCACACGCAGCTTGCGGGCCAGAGCAGCCTCGTCAGCATACAGCGGGTGGCCGATGCCGTCCTCCAGCAGGAGCATCTCGGTCAGAGCATCCTCCGTGGTGAACAGGGTGGGGGTGCCGGAGCCGCGGTACTCCTTGCGGCTGCGCAGGATCTGCTTGATCAGGGCCTTGTACTTGTCCTCCACGGTGGTCAGGCCGGTGGTCTTGCACTGGACCTTGATGGTAAACAGGTCACTGTCGTTGAACACAGGGCGGATGCAGTTCTCATCGATCTTGTCCTCAGAAGCAGCCAGACGGCCGTCGCCCAGCAGGTAAGCCAGAGCCAGCTCACGGTTCAGCTTCAGGCGCATCTCCTGCTTCAGCCATGCCACAACGTCAAAGCTGGTAATGTCGATCACGTCGTCGCGGTCCAGCTTCTGCTTCTTGTACACGGTGGTGGGGCTGGTGGAGCGGCGCAGCAGGCCAAAGACCTCTTCCTTCTTGAAGTTGCCCTTGATGTAACCCTTTGCGCGGGCATCCTCCTCGGTCAGGTCGGCAAACATGCTCTTGAACCGGCTGAAAGGAATGTGGTGCACAGCGCCCATGACCACGCTCACCCAGTCGTCGGGCTTGTCGATGATGCGGGGCGTGGTGTCCAGCAGGTGATCCTCAGGGAACAGCCAGTCGATGTTGTCGATGCTGTGGGCCAGCTCATCACTGTCCATGCCGGCATCCTCAAAAGCAGCCTTCATGGTGCCATGGCTCTTTGCGGTCTTGACCACGTTGTTGATCTCTTCGATGCTGTGCTTCAGCACAGTTGCGTTGGTATCCTTGTCGAAAACATTCTGCTTCACGGTATCGTCCTCCTCACCGTCATCGTCATCATCCTCTTCACTGGCCATAGCAGAGCCAATGATCGCGTATACGACATTTTTCTGCTTCTCCGTCAGGGTGTTGAACACATCCTCAACGGTCTCTTCTTTGCTCATGTTCTTTTCGTCCGCCATTTTGGCTTCCTCCTGTGTTGCTTCATCGTCGGTCACGGCATCGCCGCTGTCCGCACTGTGTGTAAGGTCTTCCAGCGGGTTGCCCTCGGGGTCCATGCCGTGGGTCAGGCTCAGGCCGTCCTCGTTGTAGATAAAGGCCTCGCCGTCCTCGTAGTCCTCATCGGCGCTGTGCTTTACCACCTCGTCGATCAGGGCACCCGGGTTGCATCCTGCCAGCACAAGGCTCACTTCCCGGATGCAGCCGTGGGTCACGGTTCGTCCTGCCTTCTTCACGTTCGCATAGATCGAAAAGGCGCTCAGGTCGCCGCTCTCCACGCACTGTCTTGCGGTCTTGCCGGTGTCGGTGTCGTTGAATTTGGCATAACAGTACACACCGCCGGGCCGGTTCTCCAGCAGGCAGTGACCGATCACGTTGTCCACGTTGGAGTGGTCGTGGTTGTACACCATGGGCACAACCTTGCCGCTGCACTCCTTAAAGGCATCCTGCGCGATCACCAGCCCGTCATAGCACCGGACGTTCGATTTCGTCGCCCAGCCGCTGCAATCGTAGTCAAAATTAACCATTTTGATTTGCAATACTCCTCTCTACGGCATCCCGCCCTGCCGTGATCGTTTTGTTCTGCGCCGCAATTTCCTCACTGCTCTGGCTGATGTTTGCATTCCGCAGTTCATCTGCCTTGGGGTCCTTGCTGGGTTTCATGCCAATGGCCTGCCGGAACTCGTTGGAGGTCATGATCTCGTTGCGGGTAAACTTGTCGGCCATTTCGGCAACGGCAGAAACAGGGGTCAGCTTGAACGGGTCACGGAAGTACATCACGGATTCCCGGTTCGCCCGGTCGTCCTCGGTCAGGAACTTCCTCCGG